ATGCGTTGGAGACGGTTATAGACCCCGCGCCGTTGGTGATGGTGATGCCGGTTCCCTGCGTCAGCGTGGTCTTGCTCAGCGTGCCGCCGGTGCTATTGCCGATCAGGAGCTCGCCGTCAGCGTAGGTCGTCTGGCCGGTTCCTCCGTTCGCAATCGGAAGCGTGCCTGTGACTTGAGAGGCCAAGTCCACTCCAGTGAGCGAACCGCCGAGCGTCAGGTTGCCAGAAGACGTCACCGTGCCGGTCAGGGTGATGCCGTTGACGCTTCCAGTGCCCGACACGGACGTCACGGTGCCGACGGACGTGGCGGCAATCGTGATGCTGCCGCCGCCATTGGTGATGGAAATGCCAGACCCGGCAGTCAGCGTCGACTTGACCAGCGTATTGCCGGCAGTGCTGCCGATGAGTAGCTCACCATCGTCAAAGGTGGCTTGACCCGTTCCACCATGGTCGACGGCCAACACGCCGCCCAGCACTATGTTCCCGGTGGTCGCCGAAGCAGGAGTAAGCCCAGTGGGTCCGCCGCTGAAAGAACTGACGGTCGCGCTGACCGCTGAGAACTGAACCCAAGATCCGCCGGCGTACCCTTCAAACGCGCCCAGATCGGTGTTGTAGCGCACGTAGCCGTTCGTGTTGGGATTGCGCTCAGCAGTCGTCCCGGTAGGCAGCTTCATGCCACCAGTACCCGGGATGATCGGGTTGTCCGCCAGCCCCACCGTCGGGTTGGCCAAGGCGCCCGTTCCGTTGGTCACGTCGATCTCGCTGGCCGTGCCCAACAGCACCCGCGGGTTCAGATTTGAACCGTCCGACGACACCAGCCCGGGCCCAGACAGGTTCGCAAGATCGGCCGCCAGCCCGGTCAGAGCGAACGTCGGATTGCCAGCCACCCCATTGCCGTTGGCGATGCTCAACCCCAAGCCGGAAGCCGTCAGCGTCCGCGCCACGACAGTCACGCCGCCCGTCTTCGCCACGATGCCCGTCAAGGCCGTTTCCAGGCTCCCAGAGGCGCCGTTGAGGCTCAGGGCAAGGGTGGATAGGGCTCCGCTGTCCGCAAGCCCCAGGCCAGCTCCTGCGGTCAGCCGGCGGCTGTTGGGAAGCGTTGGCTCTTGATTCAGCGTCAGGAACGTCTGGAACTGCGACGGCGAGGCAGCAAGAGCCGCCGTCGTGGTCTGCCTTGTTTGACCATCCTGCACGATCGGCACCGCTTCAGTGCCCACAATCGGGCCAGCGGCCGGTAGCTGAGTGATGGTTACGTTAGGCATTTAACCCTCTGGTTGAACGTCAATGCCGTCCAAGTTCCCGTTCTGAGACGGCGCCTGCGTCCCCTGCTGCGTGGAAATGACGGCGCCCCCATACGGGCCGGTGATCAGGGAATTGTCCTTGACAGCGACGCTGACGTCCGGCCGCGGGAAACGGATGGTGATTTTCTCGGTCTTGCGGGCAGGCAGACGGTACGGGTCCTTGTCGTCAGCGCAGCCCTGCCCACACACCTGCAGCCCAGGGAAGTTGGCGTCGGGGCGCAAGTCAACGTGCGGGCGCTTCATCTTGCAGCGGTCACACGCCGCAATCGCAAGATCCGCCAGCCCTCTGGTGTCGAGGAATAGCGGCATGACTTACCTCGTGTAAACGCCGATGTTGGGCGCGAAGTAGATGGGCGACTTGTCGCGCTCCTCCTGCTCCGCAAGCATGAGGTACTTCTCTGCCTGCCCCTCTAGGTACTGGATGCGGTCCATCGGAATGCCGGGCAGTTCCATGGCCATCTGATGGGCAAGCATGTTCTGCACCGCCAGATACCACCGCTGCGGTATCTCCAGCTCTCCGGATAGCTGCCCGACGTCCATGATCTGGCGCGAGTACCACACCGTCATCTGGACAAACGGGTCAGATGGCACCGGCCATAGATACAGTTCCGCCTGCGGAATCGTGCGGTTCAGCCAGAACTGAAACGGCTGGTTGGCCGTGAAGTTCTTGTTGGGCAGGTTCGTGTAGTCGTCGCGGTTCAGCCGCGCCATCGGGATCTCGGTGGAGTTGTTCCCAAGGTAGAACTCCCTCAGCGAGAGCGTTGAGCCATTTCTGGCCCTGATGCGGTAGTACTGAACGTCTTGACCAGGATCGATGTCGTACCAGATCCATTGGCCATCGACCCACGCCGTAACGCCAGGGTCGTACAGCGTGCTCCACGAGATGTTGTCCGCAGAGTACTCAAACACGCAGTCGATGTCGCCGGTCACGCCCGGCATGATGCCGATCGATCCGATGTACACCGAGTTGTTCGTACCGTAGTTGACGGCGATGTTGCCGTTTGCACTCACCTGCGTACAGACGGTGTCGATGTTGTTGTCAAAAGCGTTGGCGACCACACCGCCGGCACTGGACGAATATCCGCCGGTGCTGTTGGGCGTCGGCCGGTTCATGCGCCGATACAACGCCTGTAGTACGTCATTGCCCCCGACCGGCAAGTCATAGATGTACTGGTTGGCATTCAGCCCGTACACCTTCTTGCTGATGGCCCAGTACTGGATCCCAATGTTGATCAGGTTCGACAGCAGGTAGAACAACACCGTGCGCGACGCCTGCACCTGCTCCGAGGTCAACTCCTCGGCCAGCTTGCCGCAGCGACGAGCGCCGTGATCGATCAGCTTCTGGACCGATACAAGAGTCGTGCCAACAGTGCCTGAGTACGCCATCACCACCCCGGACAGTTCCAGCGCTTCATAGACGCACGAGACCGGCTTCCAGGCTCGCTCTTGCGGGCCACCGGGCCCATGCGGGCGCAGAATGAATCACGCCGCGGCCCACCCTGGGGTTGCGGCGCCTTGAGGTTTGACCCGGTCTCGCGGTTGTACTTCTCCCGGCCCTTCGCGGTCAGCCCAGCACCGCGATCAGCCGGCAGCTTCTCCCCACGACCGATGGCGAGGCTGACGTTCTTCGCCATGGCTCACCAGCACGATCCGCCGCCGCGCATCTTCGCCTCGGGCAGCTTCTTGTATGAGCGGCCCTTGACGTTGCCCGAGGTGAACTCAGCCGCCACCGAAGGCTTGATCCCGACCTTCTTCGCGAACTTCGGGTTTTTCTCGGCCGCCTTCATCAGACGGAACTGCGACTTGCTCTTCGCCGGCATCACGCACCTCCGTCGTTCTTGATCAGGACCATCTGCACCTTCGCCGACACGAGGTTGTTCGAGCCCGACCCAATCGCCAGGGCCTCCACCGTGGTCTTCTGAGGCACCACCACCGGGTAGTCGAACGGGTAGCTCGCCACGCCGTTGTTCAGCGTTGAAATCGCCGCCACCCGCTTGATCAGGTTCGAGTTGATCAGCGACAGCTCCCCCGTCACGGCCTGGGTGCCAGACAGTTGGCCAGCCGTGAACAAGCCGCTCACGACGTAGCCCGTATGCCCCGCAGGAACGGTGTAAGAGCCCGTCAGGCTCGCGTTGTAGCCCACGGCGATCATGTTGTAGATCGTCGCCGGCACGCCAGAGGTAACGGTGCCGGTTCCCACGTAGATCGTGCCCGCTGCGGTCGCTCCGCTGCCGGCCGAAGCCACGAACAGGTAGTTCACCCGGATCATCTCGACGGTCATCGTCACGGCCGTCTGGCCGTCCAACGTCACCGTCTCGGACACCTCGTTGTAGTCGGCGTCCAAACCTTGGATGACCACCGTGCGAGCACCCGTACCAGCCGCGTCGTCGTCTGCACTGGACGAACTCACCTTCATGGCCAGCGCCGCAGCCGGGCGCGTCAACACTCCACCCTGCGGCCACACCGTTTCAAGCGCGGTGTCGATGTCCGCGTTGTAGCCGAAGACATTCACGACTCGGTGGCCCATGATCTGGCCACGCGAGACTTGCAGTTCAAAGGGCTCGTAGGCGCCCTGCCGACTGATGCTTGAAATCGTCGTGGTCATGTCAGACCCTCATAGGACAGCAGGGGCCGAAGCCCCCGCTGGTTCAGCACACCGAACCGCCCTTCTTGCGCTCCACGGTGACGGACTTCTCCGTCTTCGTGACCGCGCCCGGGGAAGGCTTGCGGTTGAACAGGCCTCGCACCGCCCTCGGGATTGCCGAGAAGATGCTTCCCTCGCCCTTGGCCCGATCAGCCTCGGACGCCTTGTAGGCCCGCTCGTTTTCCGCCTGCTGCAGCGCCGACTTCGCTTCCATGGGGATGTTCATCCCCTTGATCTCGTCGTAGGCGTCGACCTTGCCGCCTTCCTTGTAGGTGCCGGCCAGCCGATTGATGCTCACCGGCTTCGGAGGGGCCTTGCGGCCCTGAGGCATCGCCACGGGGGCACCGGAGTCAACACGACCCCCCGTGGCGTAGGCTTTTTTTGCGGCACCACCTTTCATGTAGCCACCGCCGTTGGCCTTCGCCACACCGCCCGTTGCGTAGCCGCCGCCGTTGCCCATCTTGACGTCACCCGTCTTGGCCGGGGAGTGATCCGGATGCGCCGTGGCGACCTTGGTGGTCACCTTGCCGCCTTCCTTGTACCCACCCTGAGCATTGGCCACCCCGCCCGTCTTCAAGCCCTTGTGGGCCTTGCTGGCGGGCTTGGCGGCATGCTCAGCAAGGGTGTCACCACCCTCCTTCATCATGCGGCTGGCACGCCCCACCGGGCCGGCAGGGGCTGCGGCAGACATGGCTTGCATTGCCCGGCGACGGGCCGCCAGGGACGGCTTGCCAGGGGCCATGGCAGGCATGGAGCCGCCACGGGCCGGCATGCCCGGACGCATCGGGGCGCGACCGCCCATCTGCATCTTGACCTCGCCGCCCTTCTTGAGCTTGAGCTCGACGGACGGCTCGGTCGTCTCCATCTTCACCATCGGCTTGAACTGGCCCATGTCACCGCTCCTTCGCGACGAAGATGTAGTCCACGGTCATCGTCTTGGCCACGGCTTCACCGTTCTGGATGGCGAAGGACACGGTCATGTCCTCGTCATCCGGCAGGTTGGTCGTGACAGACGCGCCTTGAACCACGCCGTTGACGGCGTACTGGATCTGCGACACCCCGTCGTAGCAGAACGACAACGTGATGAACGTGTCGTTCGCCAGGGTGGCCACCGACGACGTGGTGGTCGCCGTGTTGTTCTTCTCGACCAGCAGGCTCACCGAGGTGGAGCCGTCGGCCTTGATGAAGAACACGCCATCCGTCACGTCCAGCGGGCTGGCGTCGGTGATCTGCAAGCCCACGACGACGTCGGACTGCGTCGCGTCGCTGACCTTGAACCGCGCCTCGAACCAGAGCTTCTTGCCAGACGCGAAGCGGAAACTCTCGCCGACCTTCTGAAGCGCCACGAGATCATCGTCGGCCGCAGAGTTGGTCAGCAGCAGCAGGCCGCCGTCGCCGTCGGTCAGCGCTTGGGTGGCGCCGGCCTGGGTCTCGGTCACAGTCCAGTTGCCCGCGGTGTAGTAGTCGAAGTCCTCCCAGTAGGTGTGGAACTTCGTCGGCGCCAGTTGGCCCATCGCAGCGAAGATGGTGTCTTCGCCCACGTTGGTGACGCCATTCGGGAATCGAGTGGTACTCGACATCTCGCTCTCTCCTTGTCAGAGAGGGGGGCCGAAGCCCCCCGGATGGTCGTCAGACGCCCGGCGTACCGTACATCGCCCGCGGGTCGGTGAAGCCGACGTCGTAGCGCTCGGTGGCCTTGTAGCGCATCGAGTCCGTCTCGAAGTCGCCTTCCATGGTCTTCTCCAGCTTGCGGCGCATCAGGAGCTTCATGCCCTCCGGAGCGTCGGTCTGAACCCACCATGCGGTCGCCGAGGTCAGACGCGACAGAACCGCCGCGCCCTCGTCCAGCAGACCGATCGACTTGATCGGGTTGATGTCGTTGTTGGCGTTGCCCGCACGCAGGACGCTCTTCAGCAGAACCTCGGCCTGGAAGACGTTGCCCGGGGCCACCACCAGTTGGCGAGGCACCAGACGGATCTTCTTGCCGTTGTTGTCCACCGCCTGACGGATCTGGATCAGCATCTGCTCCAGCGACGTCTGCGAGAGGTTCGCAGCAGTCGTCAGCAGGTTGCTGAACGTCCCGTTGACGATGGGGTGGGCGTTGCTGTTGAGTTGCACGCCGTCGCCGCCCGGGTAGGACGAGTTGAAGGCGCGGTTCAGCACGTTGGCCGACAGCGTCTCCTTCGTCTCAATGAGCGACTGGGCGAGGTGCCGAGCGTACACCTGACCGATGCGGATGTGGTCACCGTCCTCAACGAGCACCTTGGTCAGCGCGAAGGCCAGACCGTACACGTTGTAGACGTAGCGCTTCAGGAACAGCACGCCACCCTGCTGGTACGACACGGGAGTGCCGTCCGGCAGTTGCGGCGCCGCGCCGAAGCCGTACAGGACCGGCTCTTCGTGGTAGTTGCGGGGGATGCCCTGCGACTCCCGGAAGACCCGCGACCACTCGTCGGTGCGCTGGTCGTAGACGCCGTCGAAGCATTCGTTCAGGATCGGTTCGACGATCGAACGAAAGTCGGTACTTCTCATCGGAGCTGCCATGGTTCAGCCCTCCTTCTCAGATGGCCGTGCCGGCAGCACCAGCGAACTGGTACTCGGCAATGGTGGCACGAACGATGACGAACGAGTCGCCCCAGGCGTTGTCAGGGTACGGCGCGATGTCGATGATCCGCATCTGCGCCGTGCCCGAGCCGGCAACGCTGTTGGACAGCGTAGCCTGCGACAGGC